CAAAGGCATCCGCCCCGCGCGCCACGACGGCAAGCCGGACAATCAACAGCCGGTCGACGAGGTGGTTGGCATGGGCGGTGATGCTGTCGCCATCGACGAACAGCAACAGCGCAGGACTGGCCTCGCGGGTGACCGGCACGGATGGCATGCGCAGCACCGGGGTCGGTGCTATGGCAGATGACAGGCGCGAAACGACCTCCCGCAAGACGCGCTCGCGGACGGAGTTCATGTCAGTAGCCTCAGAGTTGGGAAAGCGAGGCGCGCCGCTCGGCGCCGTCGCCAATGGCGCGCACGTCACGCACCTGATAGGTCATTCCTGCAATGCCCAAGGTGTCGCCCGGTGCGAGCGTCAGCCAGGAGGCCGGGTAGTCGATCTGGTAGTCACGCGAGAGCGCGAAACCATCGAGCACGGGTTCGTCGGGCGCACGAAAGGCGCAATGCACCGTACTGCCGCCGGCCAAAACCGCCGTAAGCAGTCCGGAGCGTTGCGCAGCTTCGTAGAAGTCCTCAATGCGCACCATCACACCGTCAGCTTGACGAGCACACCAGGGCGGTGGCACATCGGCAGTGGGTTCGACTGGGTATGCAGGTCGGTGCCCCGGTCGAACTTGCGCGGCTCCTGCTTTGCGTAGAGCGTCTGCCCGATGGTGTTGACCGTCTCGTTGAAGTCGGCTGGCGCGAAGTAGGTACCGAAGGTGTCGACCGTGCCCAGCGGAAAGGCGTGGGCCTCGCCAGCCGCGATAAAGCGACGGGTAGTCCCAGTGAGATCTGTAGCCTGTCCTCGATACTCCTCGAAGGTGATGCCGGCGTAAGTGAAACCCCGGCGCACGTCGTTGATGAGGATGGCGCCCTGCTGCCAATTCTCGAAAGCCTTCTCGACTTTGGCATGGCCAGTCAGAGCGGCGAAGAACTCGGGGGAGCACAGGCAGTGCACAGCGCTCATGAATTCGCCCTTGAGGTTGTCCTCGATCGCGGCCAGGGTAGCGAGACATTTCGCCTTCACATTGGTACTAGCATTGCCGAGGTCGTAGGCGATGGTCTGCGGCGTGATGTCGAACTCGTCGAACAAGTCGTACAGCACGGAGCCATCAGCATCCAGGATGACGCCCTTGAGCGCGCCCATACGCAGGTGTTCCAGCGTGATCGCGTGCTTGTTGCGCATGGTCTCAAGGTGGCGTGCGATGACGCCCGCGACGGCTTCCATCTCAGTCTCCGAGCCGAAGGCGCGGATGCCCTGAACCTCCTCCGGTAGGACGACATCGTCGTGCGGGATGTGCGGGATCACGAACGAACGCAGGGTGCGCTTGCCGCGCACACCGACCGTGCCCGGGGCACCCGGCGGCAGGGTGGGCAGCAGGTTGAGCACGCCGTTCATCTCCTCGACGATGACCTGGCGCTGGCGCACCGGTTTGGCCGGCATCAGGCCGAGATCCTCGATGCGGCCATAGCGGTTGGGGAGAATGTTGATGGCTGCCGTGAGCGCCGCCATCGAGAAAGCTGGATTGGTGAATGGGTTCTGCATGGTGTGTCTCCTAAATCAGGCGGCGGTTCGGACGAGGACGCCACGCGCATCGAGCTGGGCGATCGCAGTGGCTTTCTCGGTGGGGGTAACGGCGACAGGCCACACCAGCGCATGGCTGGCGACGATGGCGTGGCGGGCGATCAGCAGCGCGTCCTCGCGGTCGATCAGAGTCGCGTCTACGTCACCGGCAAGCACGCCAACCGCGTTCTCGGTGCCATCGGTGGCGGCCGGGTCAAGCGCCTTCAGCTTGCCGGTCGTGCTGTCGCGGCCGACGATGGCACCGAGCCTCAAGTTCTGACCGGCTGCGACCGTGGCCAGGTCGCGTGAATACAGATTCGGGGCCTCGTACTTGAGGAGATCACCGAGATTGTTGGTTTCCTGAATGGCAGGCATGGCTTACTCCTTAGTGGCAATTTTCTTGACGGCGGCGACGACTGGGCTGCTTTCCGGTCGCACGGTGGTTCCCGCATCGGCGGTGATGCGCGAGACAATCTCCGGCTGGTCGGCCCGAGCCTCGAGCAGTGCGCGGCGGACTTGGGACTCGGTCATGCCGGAGGCGAGGAATTCCGCAGTGCGCTGCGGCGTGCCTGCGATCAGGCAGATCTCGGCGATGGCTTGTGCCTCGATCCGACCGTTGGTGGGCGCTCCAGCGATCGATGCGGCCAAGGGCGGTGCTGCAGGTTCTGGCGCTGGGGTATCTGCCGGGTCCGGCGTGGTCTCCGGATCGGGGTCGTCCAGAGGGTTCTGCTGTTCTTGATCTGTCATGTTCTGCTCCAAATGAGAGTGTTGATGGCTGGAAATCTGCGTGCTGGCTTTCGGTGACGCGGGAGAGGCGCGGGCGAGTGGGCCGCGCTTGGCCGTGCCTGCACTGGGTGTCGCCAGACGGCGCTGTGCGCCCAGCGCGTTGGAAAACTCGACCAGGACCTGATCGAGACTGGCCACGGCGTCAGCCAGGCCTGCCGTCACAGCAGCCTCCCCGAACAGCAAGCCGGCTTCGGTCGCCCGCACGACGTCGCTGTCCAGGCCGCGCATCTGCGCGACTTGGCTGACGAAGATTCCGTACAGCCGATCGACCTCCGTCTGCAGCGTGGAAGCCGCCTGTGGCGACAGCGGTGCATGGGGCGAAAAGTCGTTCTTGTGGTGGCCGGCATAGATCGCCGTGAAGGCGATGCCATCCTTTGCATCCTTGATGGACTGGTCGACGTGCAGCGCAATGACACCGATGGAGCCCACCCCGGCGGTCTGGGAAAGGGTCAGGCGGGAGGCGGCAGCTGCGATGGCGTAAGCGGCCGAATACGCTGAGTCGTTGGCGTGCGCCCAGACCGGCTTGATGTCGTTCGCGGCACGAATCCGCGCGGCCAGCTCAAACACGCCACCCGCTTCGCCACCGGGCGAATCGAGGTCGAGCAGGATGCCGCTGACTTGTGGGTCCGCCAGCGCCGTGTCGAGGCGTGCAGCGATTTCGCCATAGGAGGTCAGGCCTGATGCCGCCTCCAAGCCGATCGCCCGTCGTACCAGCGTGCCGTGTACCGGGATGATCGCGATGCCGGGCTGCCCGATCGAATTTCCAGCCTTCGGGGTGGGAAGCCGGACGGCGGTATCGATCTCGGGCAGTCCGATACGTGGGCCGAGAACGGACAGGATCACATCCAGTTTCGAACGCGCAATGAGAAGCGGCGTCCCGTAGAGACGGGACGCCAGGTGTACGAGCTGCATGTCAGTTGTCCTGGGGTTCTTGCGGCGGAGCCGGGGTGGCTGTCTCCGCCGCGTTGACGGGCGCTTTGTCGTGGCGCGGGTCGGAATCGAAGACCAGGCCGAGTTCGTCGGCCCGCTGGTTGTCCGCCGCGATCTCGCGGTCGATGTCTTCGGCGTCGTAGCCGAAGGCCGAAATGGCTTCGGAGCGTGAAAGCAGTCCAGCGCGAATCGCGGTGAGCATCGCGTCGAACTCCTTCTTCGGGTCCACCCACTGCCAGCCCTGCGGAATCCACTTGGCGGCCAGGTATTCCCGTTTGCGTCCGACGAAGCCGGGGAGATCCAGTGCGCCTTCGAGCGCGGCCTGTTCCATCCATGCGCGCCAGATCGGGCGGCAGAGCTGGTGGACAATCAGGCCATGCTGGATGGCTTCGCAGCGGCGGCGAAACTCCAGCAAGCCGGCCCGGATGGACGAGTAGTTCACTTGCGTCAGATCGCCGGTGAGCATCTCGTAAGTGATGCCCATCGCAGCAGCAACGGCGCGGAACTGCATTCGCAGGAACTCGGCGTAGCTCGCCCCGACGTCTGCCGGTTGGCTGAACTTGACGTCCTCACCAGGTTCCAGCAGCTGCAAGGTCCCGGGTTCCAGTCCTGCCAGGGACACGCCGTTGACATCCGCCAGCCCTTCACCCATGAGATTGTCCTCGGGCGCGAGGCGGGTGATGAAGCCCGCGAACATGGCCGCCGTCTTCTTGCGCACCAATTCGGCGTCGTCGTACTGGTCCAACTCGTTGAGCTTGACCAGCGCGCGTGCCAACCAAGGCTCGCCCCGGATCTGGCCAGGACGAAGTGGACGGAACATGTGGATGATCTCGGATGCCTGCACGCGCACGGTGTCCATTCCGCCCGTGCCGGACATCGGCGCCAGCGCACCATCGCCGGGGTGCGAGCGATACAGGTGATAGGCGACGCGGCGTCCGAGGCGATCGAACTCAATGCCGGCCCGCACCACATTGCCGGAAGGAAGCTCCATGTTCATCGTCGTGGGCAGGTGTTCGGGTTCCAGCAGCTGGAGCTGGAGACCGACCGCGAGACCATCTTCGGGGCGGCGGTAGCGCAGCCGCACCAAGGCTTCTCCGCCTTCAAGCATTGCCCGACAAGCGAGTGCCTGCAGGCCGTAGAAGTCGGTCAGGCCAGCCGCGTCCGCATCGATGCACCAGTCCCACCAGAGCGAATGAATGGATTCGCGCAGCGTGTTGTCCGCGAGCATCGACTGCGGCTTTATGCCGGTGCCGATGGCGTTGGCAACGAATGCTTCTACACCAGCCGCCGCCCATGCGTTGCGCCGAACGAGATCCCGGCTTTTGGCTCGGAGTTCGTTTTGCGTGAAGACCAGTGCGGCGACCGCGCCAGGGTTGCTGACCTGCCAAGCAATAGCACGTCGGCCACCACCGATACCGTCGTAGGTGGGCGACGGGCCACCAAACAGACCCCGTCGAAGTTTGGAGAACCAGCTCATCAGGTGGCCTTCCGGGTAGTTACGCGGATCTGGCGCGGGGCACATGGCCACAGGCCGGTCGCGGTCGCCTGCTCGAAAATGTCGCGCTTGACCACATCGATGGCGGTCTTGATCTCATCAACGGTGCGGTACTCAATGGTTTTATCGCCGAAGGCCACGCGCCTCTCGCCTTTGGCCAGCGCAGCTTCGAGCACATCGAGTTGGGCTTGTGTGTAGGCCATCAGCGAAACACCGTGAGATTGACTTCAGTGGAGTCGTCGAACGACGCGGCAGTCGTCGCGCAACTGATGTCGACGTACTGGGTGGTTTTCTGGTCGGTGGTGGATCGAACGATGGCGATTCGTTGGGTGCCACTGTTGGTGCTGCTGCGCGCCAGTGCTGTCCAGCAATAGTTGGCGTCCGACATGGCGGTGGCGAAAGTCACGCGGTAGCGGCCAGCGGCTGTCCGGGTCACGCTAGCCACGTTGTGCGATGCGCGCACGACGATCTGCGTGCCGACATAACCGAAGCACACCCAAGCCCGGGCCAAGCCGGGGTGGGCGGCGTCGATCTTGGTCTTGACCTCGAGCCCCACACGGCTGGCCAGCGCACTGATGCGCGATGCGATGCTCATCAGGCCAGCGCTGCCACAAAGACTGCGACGAAGTCAGTGTCGGTGTTGCCGACATCGCTGGCCGCGACAGCACCGATGTTGGCACGAGCCTGCAGTTGTTCAGCGACGGTCAGCGATTGCGCGGCATCGAAGCGCACGCGGTTGTTGACGGCGGCGAGCAAGGCATCCAGACCGCTGGTGCCGTTCTGCAGCAGCTGCTGGATTTCCACCAGCGTGTCATAGGCAGCGTCGGCACCACCCAAGATCTCGGCCTTGAGCGCGTCGAGCAGCGAGACGATCTTGTTGGACGAATAGGTGCTGGTCGTCGCAATCTGCGCGTCATCAATCACTGCCGAGGACACGACGGCGGCTTGCAGCTCGTTAATCGCCGCGACCAGGCTCGACTTGTCGGTGGTAGTGAGGTTGGCCAGATTGCCCGCCTTGGCGCGGACATCGTTGAACTCCTGAGCAACCCGGATGACCAGGCTCTCGATACGGGTGGAAAGACTCATGAACAGCTCCTTTGAAGGTCAGGACAGCCAGCGGCTTTTGATGACTCGCCGACGTGGGGTGGTTCCAGAAACAGCGAGGCCACCGCGTTGGGTGGCCTCGTCAGTCGTTACGGTGGCAATTGGTTCAGGCGGATCGGCCATCCCCAGTTGTCGCTCCAGCTCGCGCCAATGGCGCTCGTCGAAGCGATCCAGTCCTGTCGCCGATGCGGCCGCACGGGCGTAGACGTAGCAGTCGAGCGCTTCATTGCGCTCGCGCATCTTTTGCCACGCCCGCACCGGGAAGCCGTTGCGGTCGCGGCGGGTGATCAGTTGCTCGGCGCAAAGCTGCTGGATGAACTCGGCGTCGATCTTGGGCAGATGGACAAACCCGGCCGGAAACACCGTGGTCAATCCGTCCTCGCCGATATCGGCGCTCTTGCGCAGGTTGTTGTAGAACTCCAGCTTGGCAATGCCCACCGCCACCGAGTACACCTTGATGCCCCGGCGCAGCTTCTTGCCACCTTGCGAGACGTCGATGGCGGTTGGCGTACCGATCAAGGCAGCACCACGCGGCACACCTTTGACCGCCATCACGCGCGGATCGCGGCAGGCCCGCACGAAGGCATAGGCCTCCTGAGTGGCAAACCCGGTATCCAGTGCAAAGCGGGCCAGCGGCATCGCCGCGCCCGAGGCGTGTGTCCACGATTCGGAGAGCATCTCAGCGAGACGCTTCCATACCGTGTCGCGCGTGGTGTCGCCCATCAACACGCGGTGCTCGACCAGCCAAGACTCCTTGCCACGTCCGAAAGCCCAGACAGATGCCTCGATACGATCCTTCTGCACGTCGGCAGCGCCAACCAGAAGCAGACCGCCTTGCGGAACGGTGCCGACGCGGTAGTCCTCACGACGCTCGACCAGCCGTTGCCAGTCCGGTGCTTCGCCTTCCTCGACCCAGGTTTCGCCCAGCTCGGTGTTCTTGAAGGTCTTGATGGCGGCGGCCGATCCAGATTCCTTGCTGACTGCGCTCTCCCAGGCAGCGGCGATCTCCCGCCAACTGCGCCACCCAACCGGGCTGTACAGCGACGACAGGTGAAAGCCCGCCGTCTTGCCCGCGCCATCATTGATCAAGGCCCGCCACTCGCCGTGCTCCAGCATCCAGGTCTTGTGGTGCTCGGCAATCGCGGTGTCACATGACTCGCAATTGTAGGCGGCGGTTTCCGGTTGCCCCTTGTCCCAGCGCAGCTGCTCGAAACGCAACCACTGCCGGTGTGAGCAGTGTGGGCACGGCACGAAATAGCGGCGTTGGTCGCTGGCCTCGTACTCGCGCTCGATGGCGCTCGCCCCCGAGATTGTTGGTGTCGAGACGATGAAAATTTTGCGGCGAGCGAAGGTCCTGGTACGCGCTTCGGCCAGCGAAATCGCATCGCCTTCACCCTCGACGTCCAGCGGATAGCCATCCACCTCGTCGAGGAACAGGTAGCGCACTGGCATCGATCGCAGTCCGACCGCGCTGTTGGCGCCCGTCATTACCAGGACGCCGCCCCGGAACTCCTTCGCGAGAATGGTGTTGCCCGAGTCCCGGCTCCTGGCCGGTGCAATTAGCTCGGCCAGAACACCCGACTCCTCGATCAGCGGGTCGATCCGCTGCTTGGAGTTGCGCTTGGCCATTTCCACTGTCGGCCAGACCGCCATCATCGGTCCAGGCGCGTGGTGGATGACGTATCCGATCCAGTTCGACCCCATCTCGGTCGCGCCAAGCTGAGCAGCCTTCATGAACACCACGCGCTCGACCGGCGAGGTCGGCGACAGGCAGTCCATGATTGCCTTCAGGTACGGCGTTCGACTGGTACGCCAGCGTCCCGGCTCAGCGGATGCCTTGCTGGAAAGCATCCGGTGCCGATCCGACCATTCGGATACGGTCAGCAATGGGTCCGGCGTCAGGCCTTCTCGCCAGGCGCGCTCGATTTCCGCCGCGCCCTCGTAATCCACATCCAGCATCAGTCCACCCGAGGACGAAGTTCGCCCAGCTCTTGCAGGTGATCGCGCACAGCGGCTTCCAGCGCCACGTGCATGGCGTGCGGATCGACATCGAGCTTGGCGGCCATCTGCGCCGAGATGCGCGCGGGCCAGTTGAGCCACGCATCGCGCTCGGAGCGCGCCAGCTTGAATACATGCGCGATGGCCTGTGGCCGATCGACCAGCTCACCTTTGAGACGGGCCAATCGCACCTTGTTGGTTTGCGCCTTGACCACTTCGTTGACCGTGCGCGCCTGGAGCAACGACGTGCCACCCGTGGGCAAGGCGGCCGGTCCATCGGTCGACGGTGTGCCTGACTCCGGTACGACCACTTTCGTCGCCTTGGCACGGGTGCCTGCCTTGGGCGCTTCCGAGTTGCGCGCCCACTCGCGATCCGCACGGTCGGCATCGATGGTTCCGTCAGCCTCTGGCGTGATGCGCCCGGCCCGAATCGCCTTGTGAACAGCGGTGTCGGTCACGCCACGGTGGCGGCCGTAAGCGCGTATCGAAATGCCCATGGTGAGAACCGGTGGCCCCTTCAATCATTTGATCGTTATTCCTCTGGATTGAGCTTGGCTTCCATCTGGAACAGCGCGTTCATGTCATCAGCATCAACAACGTCACAAGGAGACGCACATGACCAGGCAAGACGACAAAGCCCTCGAAAACTTGCTCCAGAAAATTGCGCTAGACCACCTGTTCATCGAGTCCTTGGAGACTCGCAACAGCGACCGAATGGACTTCCACGATGTCAGCGTCTGGGCCGTCAAAAGCGCCCTGATGGCCGCTTACGAAGCGGGCCGGCAGGCTGCGAAGCCGGACTGATAAAGAAGCGGAAAACGCTTGGCTTCAATTGTTAACAGCGCGTTCATCACGTCACCCCATCAACCACTGCCAAGGAGCAGAAAATGACCACCACTCAATTCACCCCGGCCCAGCACGCGATACTGGCCTACGCACTCGAACACACCGGCGGCAAGATCAACTGGTTCCCCGGCAACATCAAAGGCGGCGCTCGCAGGAAGGTCATCGACGGCCTTTTCAATCGCGCCCTGATCACCACCGACGGTACCGATTGGTTCGTTGCCGCCGAGGGCTACGACGCGATGGGGCGGGCTCGTCCCGCGCCTGTCGCGTCAGACCCCGAGATCGAGGCCGCCATGACGGCAGCCGAGGCCACGTGGGCCAAGGAAAAGGCTCCTGAGCAGCCGACTGCCAAGCCCCGCACGCGCGAGAACAGCAAGCAGGCCGAAGTGATCCGGATGCTGCAGCGTCCCGAAGGCGCCACCATTGCTCAGATCTGCGGTGCGACCGGATGGCAGGCGCACACCGTGCGTGGCACCTTTGCCGGCGCCTTCAAGAAAAAGCTTGGCCTGACCATCGTCTCGGACAAGGCCACGGGCGGTGAGCGGATCTACCGGATTGCCTGATCAGAAAGATCGAGAAAGAGGCCAAGACCCGCTTGGCTTCTCAATCGAACAGCGCGTTACTACGGGTGTCGCAACGATCAGACCCCAAGGAGCCAACGATGAACACCACGAACCAGATCCCTGCTACCCAGAACGAAAGCTGGGGCTTTTGGGGCACGATGAACGAGCACGCCAGCGCCGCGTGGCCCTTGGCGATGACCGCCGTCTCGGACGCCACGAGCCAGCCCCTCGAGTCGGTACGGGTCTTCCTCGACAGCCGCCACGGACGCCACTTTGCGGACGATGTCCAGAACGGGCTGTACCAGGGGCAGACCCTGGCAGACGCGATCAACACGGCCACTCAGCGCTGGATGAGCTGGACGATTGGCCGCCAGACCAGCAAGCAGTACGGCATCCCGCGCGGCCTGCCTTACCTGACGGGCTTTGTGATTCACTGCGAGATCGTCGAGGACTCGCTCGTCGCCTGATCATCGAACAACGCGCCATCCGACTCCCGGGTGGCCTGCTTGCCCGTCCAGCCCTGCCAACGGCGCACGATCACATCGACGTACTTCGGATCGAGTTCGATCATCCTTGCGATGCGCCCCGATTTTTCTGCGGCGATCAGCGTGGTGCCCGAACCACCGAACGGATCGAGCACTACGTTGCCGGGACGGCTCGAATTGCGAATCGCCCGCTCGACCAGTTCCACCGGCTTCATCGTTGGGTGCAGGTCGTTTTTCTGCGGCTTCTTGATGTTCCAGACATCGCCCTGATCGCGGTCGCCACACCAGTGGCGTTGCGCGCCCTCACGCCATCCGTACAGGATCGGCTCGTACTGGCGCTGGTAGTCGGCGCGGCCCAGCGTGAAGGTGTTCTTGGACCAGATGATGAACGTCGACCACTTGCCACCGGCGGCGCGGAATGCGGCCTGCAGCACATCCAGTTCGCTGGACGACATCGCCACGTAGATGCCACCCCGGCAATGCGCGATGGTCGGCGTCAAAGCCATCAGCAGGAAATCGTAGAAGCCGTCGCCCAAGTTGTCGTTCAAGATCGCGCGATCCTTGCCGCGCATCTTGTCTTTGGCGCTGTTGGCGTAGTTCACGTTGTACGGCGGATCGGTGAAGACCATGTCCACCTGCTCGCCATCGAGAAGGCGGTCGTAGCTCTCGGTCACCGTGGAGTCGCCGCACAACAGGCGGTGGCCACCCAGTAACCAGACGTCGCCCGGGCGCGAGATGGGTGTCTCGGACACCTCGGGCACCGCATCGTCATCGGTTTCGCCCCCGCCATCCGGCTCATCGCCCGCCATCAACTCGGCCAGCGCGTCCGCATCGAAACCGGTAAGCGACAGATCGAAGTCGGCGTCCTGCAGGTCAGTCATTTCGATGCGCAGCATCGCCTCGTCCCAACCCGCGTTCTCGGCGATGCGGTTGTCGGCGATCACCAGGGCTCGGCGCTGCGTGGGGCTCAGATGGTCGAGCACGACCACCGGCACAGCCTCGAGCCCGAGCTTCTGCGCAGCAGCAAGCCGTCCGTGTCCGGCGACGATCACCCCATCGCTGCCTGCCAGGATTGGATTGGTGAATCCGAACTCGGCGATCGATGCGGCGATCTGTGTCACCTGATCGTCCGAGTGGGTGCGCGCATTGCGGGCGTATGGCACCAGCTTGGCCGTCGGCCACTGCTCGATCTTGTCGGCCAACCAGGAAGCGCTCATTGCTCGGCCTCCGTGGTTGTCTGTCGTTCCTTGGCGACCCCGTCGAAGGACTGGCCGGTGGCCAGCAGCGTGACCGGAATGCCTGGATGGTTCTGTTGGAAGCGTTTGATGGCGACATCCACGTACTCCGGCGCGATCTCGACGGCGCGGCAGACGCGACCGGTGCGTTGGGCAGCCAGCATCGTCGTGCCGCTGCCACCGAACGGATCGAAGACGATGTCGCCCGAATCCGTGTAGGCGTCGATGGCGAACGCCGGCAGCGCCACCGGGAACACGGCCGGGTGGTCGATGTCCTGACCGATCTTGCCTTTGTGGCGCATCACGCGGATCACCGAGTCGGGAATCCGGGTGTTCTGCGTCGGCTGCCCCTTGTGCGTCCAGCCGCCGACTTCGCCATCCTTACTGCGCATCGCCGTGGATGAACCATCGGCACGCAGATGCGACTCCTGGCCCGCATGCTTACAGGGCACGATCTTGTTGGGCTTGCGGCTCTGCCGGTTGAAGTGGAATACGAACTCGAAGCTCGGGGCGAAGCGCCCGGCCCAGTCTCCAGGCATGCCCGGACCTTGATCCCAGACGTACCAGGCGAAGCGCCGCCAGCCTTGGGTGCGCATACAGCCGAGCCACGCGTCCCAATACGGGATGACTTCGTTGTCGCGGTGGATCAGCCCGAGGTTGACCAGCACCTGCCCATCATCGGCCATCGGCACATTGCCGAACACACCGCGCATCAGGCCATCCCAATCCGCGATACCGCCGCTGGTGTAGTCGCGCTGGTTGCCATAGGGCGGCGAGGTGAAGCACAGGCGCGCCGCGTCGCCCTGCATCAGCGCGGCGACCACCGTCCGGTCGGTGGCGTCACCGCAGATCAATCGGTGAGGGCCGATGGCCCAGACGTCACCGATGCGGGAAACCGGCACGGCAGGCGCATCGGGCACGTCGTCTGCGGCGTTCGGTTCATCGGCATTTTGCGCCTGGCTGATATCTTCAGCTGCCGCGTCATCCGCCAGTAACGCCTCGATCTCCGCATCCTCGAAGCCGGTTAGCGCCAGGTCGTACCCAGCCTCGGACAACTCGGCCAGTTCCAGTGCCAGCAGTTCCTCATTCCAACCGGCATCAAGTGCCAGCCGGTTGTCGGAGATGACGTAGGCGCGCTTTTGTGACGGTGACAGGTGAGCAAGTTCGATCACCGGTACTTCATCGAGTCCGAGCTTACGCGCGGCAGCCATGCGGCCGTGGCCGGCGATGATGCCGTTATCACCATCCACCAGGACCGGGTTAGTCCAGCCGTACTCGACGATGCTGGCGGCGATCTTGGCCACCTGCTGGTCGGTGTGCGTGCGCGGATTGCGGGCGTAGGGGATCAGCGCCTCGACCTTGCGGTACTCGACGTTGAGCATGTTCAGAATCAGTTCCTCGAAAAAGAAAACCCGCCGACGGGAAACCGTGGGCGGGCTCGTGATCTGTGCTGGATGCGGTGGGTGCAAACTGCAAACCCTGCAAACCTAGGTTTGCAGTCTGACGCTAAAAAAGCGCCGCGCTCGCGCCCCCCGCATTGCTTTCTGGCCAGGAAGGACCCATTGCACTAGGTCGTGGCCATCGCGGGCCGGAAACGACGAAGGCCACAGATCGCTCCGTGGCCTTCACGCACCCAATGCTCGCAAGATTAGCCGTAATACTAGCGAAAAAACCTCAGGATGTTGCACACCGAAAAGTGGTCGAAACACGTAGAGGCACGCAGGACTTCGAACGGCTTCGCAACGGTTCTCAACTTCACGCAACGTCAGTGGCAGTTGATGGCTGCCCCGTGTTTTTTCTCTGTTCGCAGTTGCTCCACCACAATCTCCAATGCCTTCTGCCAATGGCGCCAGGCGGTCGTCCGGTCGCAGCCAAACCGGGAACAGACCTCCTTCCACGGGTAGCGCTGTGCCCGCATCCAGACGAGGTGGCGCTGTTCCTCCTCAAGCCACTGGACCCACCGCATGGTCTCCAACATCCGATCGATTGCTGCGGGATCGGGCGGGTAGTAGCGCGGGAGCGGTTCCTCGCCGAGGTTTTCCCAAGGCATGCGCTTGATCGCTGGCCAGCAGTTGAAGTAGCCCTGTACGCGAACCGGAGGCAGGCGGTGGGCGGTTCGTGCGGCCTCGATAAACCGATCGGCCACGGTCTCGATCGTCCACTCAGCCATGTCGATGCTCCTTCGGCCCGTACAGCCGTTCACCGATCCGGCGCAGCAGTTCACGTTCGACCCAGTCGAGTCGCGCGTCGTCGGGCGAGATCACCAGGATCTGTTGGTCGCGCCAGCCCTCGCGCTTGATCTGCTCCGGATCGGGTCGCGGATCGGGCTGCAGTCGAGCCAGGGCACAGCGGTAGGCGGGAGTCGGAACCTTCATCTCACACCTCCTGCGTCTCGATGGCCCAGTGCAGGATGGCAATGGCATCGGCTTCGTTGTCGTCGGCAGGCGTGTGGCCACGCAGCTGAACGGCGCCGATCATCTGGTCCTTGCTCGCGTTGCCTTTGCCGGTGGCGTGCTTCTTGATCGTGCCCACCGGAACGCCCTGGTACGGGATCTGGTGGTGCTCGCACCATGCGGTGAGGTGGGCCATGAACCCGCCGTAGGCGTGTGCCGCATCGACGCCGGCATGGCGGCGGACTTCCTCGAAGTACACCGCTTCGATGCCATCGCAGGACTGCTTGATCTCGGTGAGCCAGCGCTTGAAGCGCAGGTAGCGCATGCCGCCACCCTCAAAGCGCTGCGGTTTGAAGGATTCAGATCCGCTGGTCACGGTGCCATCGCGGTCGCGTACTGCCCAGCCGGTCTGTGTGCCAAGGTCCAGTGCCAGGATCGAGGGTACGGATGGCCGCCGATGATCTGAGCCCGGGTGGCCGGCAAGCCCCCGACGTAGGGTAGAGGGACCCTCTGGTCCCTCTCCTACGTAGTAGGAGGGGGAGTTTTCGCCAACTTGAGAAAGGGAAAAAGTCCAGCAACCACGCGGGTTTGCGCCAGTTGGCAAGTTGGCAGCGTTGCCAACTGCCAACTGCGGGATATTCCCAGCAATGTCTTGATTTACCTGGACTTCCAGTTGGCAGAGGTTTGCCAACTGCGGGCAGTTGGCAAGAAAATGAGAGCAGTTGGCAACGGCTCTGCCAACTGCCGATTGGGCATTGTTCATGGGGCCTCCGGATCGTTCAGTTCGTCGTGATAGACCCACATGTCAGGGTTCTCGACGGGCATCGAGGCGCCGGAATGCGGGCACTTGTAGTGGGTGGGGAGCACCGTGTGCTCGCGCATCGGCAGCTCGCCGGCGGCCGTATCCACATCGCCTGCGGGCGTGCGCAGGACCATGCCCTCGACGCAGAGATAGCCGAACTTGGTGCGGCCGCTTGAGGGCAGACCGTAGTCAGCCGCGTTGCGGAAATACTTGATGTAGCCCTGCGTCGAGAGCGCGGAGACGCGTTCGCGGATGGTGCGTTCGCCGCCCAGACCAGCCTTACCCTCGAAGGACTCCGCGAACTGGTTGGCGGTGTAGCAGCGTCCGTTGCCGGCCTCCTCAAACAGGATCTGAAGGATCGCGTCGCGTTTGCGACGGCGCTCGGCATCCAGTCGCTGGCCGTAGTCCTTCATCACCAGCCGCTCGTTGGCATCGACCTCACGCCACTCGCCGTTGATCTTGTCGACATGCCGCTGTGGGATGGCCGCACCGTTGCGCAGTTCATAAATGAGCTGGCGAGTCGTGCGCGTTTCATCGGGTCGGAACAGCAGCATTCCGGTCGAGTAGTAACCGCGCAGGCTTCCTGCTCCGGCCAGGGCTTGGAACGGGTCTTCCTCGAATTGCTTCTTGCCGAGCTTCTTGGTGTGGTGAGCGAGGATCACCCCGGCGTCCGGATTGACCGCCTGACGAATCCGATCCACCCGCTGTGACAGGAAGAACAGCATGGCGCCGTTGTCGTTCTCGCCACCGGCGTCGCCGCCGTCGAACACATTGCGGATCGGATCGATGGCGATGATGTCCGGGGTCGCTCCGCCAAAGGCGTTCGCGATCGCTGGAATTACCTGCGCCAGACCGGCGTCGTCGAGCACCATCCGCAACTGCGGGGTGGCGACGAAGTTGGCGCGGGCGTCCAGAAGCCGATGTGACGGCAGGCGGATATCCTTCACGCGCTCGCGCAGGTAGTGGTACTGGACCTCGGCCTGCAGGTAGAACACTCGCAGCGGACGGGGCGGGTGCATGCCAAGAAAAGCAGCGCCAGCCGCCATGTGTGCCAGCCAAGACAGCAGGAAATCACTCTTGCCGACCTTGGGCGCGCCGCCGAACACCAACATGCCTGCCGGCGTCAGCACGCGCGGCGAGATCAGGTCCGGTGGCAGCGGTGAGTTGTCGTCGAGTAGTGCACCCATCGTGAAGGTGGGCAGAGAGGGAACCGCTGCCTTGACCACGCGTCGTTCGCCCTGGCTGATGAATGCTGCACAGTCGAAGCCTTCGTCGACAGCGTCTGCGGCGTCCCACTTGGCTGGCTTGTCAGTCGGCGGCACCAGGATGGCCACGGATGTACTGCCTGCAGACACGCAAGCACGCGCTGCGCTCTCTGCGTAGTCCCAGCCGGGTGCATCCCGGTCTGGCCAGATGACCACGGATTTCCCGGCCAACGGATGCCAGTCGGTTTTGTAGACCGGTGCCTTGGCGCCGTTCATCGCGGTGGTGGCCGCAATGCCGCAACCGATGAGGGCGGTCGCACACTTCTCGCCTTCCACCAGGACGACCTCTCGCGCCTTCGAGATGACCGGGAGGTTGTAGAGCGGCCTGGGGTCGGGGGCGCGCCACATGCGGGCGCGAACATCCCAGGGGCGGTATTCCTTGCCGGTCGGTGGGTCGTAGCGGTAGACGCAGGCGATCAGTTCGCCCTCGGGTGACAGATAGTCCCACTTGGTTGTGTACGCGCCGAGGTCGTCCATCGGCACGCTGCGAACATCGCGGCGCATCGGCGTGATGTTCGGGGGAGCAAGACCGAGCCACTGCCGGATCTCTCCGGCGATGCGTGGGAAGTCGCTGCGGGCGGAGCGCCCCTGCGACCGCGCCCACAGATCGATGACATCGCCGCCCTCGTCGGTGGAGAAGTCTTTCCACAGACCGCGCCGTGGTCCGTCCAGCTCAACCACCAGACTCTTGCCAGGGTTGCCATCGACATCACCGACGTAGAACTTGCCACCCCGGATGCGCCCCTGCGGAAACAGGTAGTGGAGGACGCCATCGAGCCGGTCCAGCAACCCTGCACGCAGCGCATCGGTGTCGGAGGCCAGTTCGTCGCGCTGCTCGGGCGCGTCATTGAAATCGAGCCAGATGATGTTGTCGGTCATCATGTCGAACCCCAGCAGCGGTCCTGCCAGGGGCAGAACTTGCACTCGACATGCGTCGGCGTGGTGGCATGGCGCGGTAACAACTCATGACTCTCCGTCGCCGTGATGACCCGAACTGCGCGATCGGACATCCGCTGCGCCAGGCCGCCGTCGAACGGCACCAGCTCGAACCAGATCTCCTCCGAATCCTTGTTGATGGCGGTGAACAACGCCGGGTTCGCCGAGATCCCCGGCACGCTCGCTTCCATGTAGGCCTGATAGACCGCCATCTGCGCGGAATAGACGGGCTTGGACCTGCTGACGCCATGCTTGACCGTGTCCCGCCAGGATTTGTCATTCATGGTCTTGCACTCCCAGAGGGCGGGATAGGCCATCCCAAGCTCTGCTGGACCGCCGTTCAGCACGCCGTCAACGTGCCCCTGGATGCGACCACCTGCGACCGAAAAGCCGAACTGACCGCCGCTGGCCTTCTGTGTGTACAGGTCGAATCCGGCCTTGCGCAGCCAACGGATGGCCAACTCTTCGAGGGCATGCCCCACCTCGAAGACGCGCAGCACGCGACCTGGAATATCTCGACCTGGATCGACAGGGGTTTGCAGATACTCGTATTGCAGCGCGCGCTCGCAGGCAACGCCCAACCGAGACGCACCGAGATAGTTGCGACGGGGTTGATTGTCACGATCGGCGCTTAGTGCAGCGTCGATGAGCACGCCAATCTGCTCGTGGATCTTGGGACGGTGATTGAAATCCAGCATCAGAACGGAACTCCCGTCGAAGCCGGCTTGCCTTGACGGGCAAGACGCTCCTCGAGAAAAGCACGGTCCTTTTCCGCCATCCGCTCGTGCTCGACGACCATGTGTTCTTGGTAGGCAGTCACCACTACCTCGATCAGCATCAGCACTTCGTCTTTGCTGTAGTCCGCCAGCGGTCGCTGCATACCGATGGAGCCCACATACTCGCCAAGCGGCGCCAGGCAGGACGCCATAGCGGCGACCTCCATATCACTGGGATCGATCATGTGACCTCCCGTCTTTTCCATGAGCCGCGAAAAAGCGCTCTGGCAGCGCATGGAGCAGAACACCCAGCGGTCTGAGTAGCGTCGTGGGTCGCTGCGCGGGAGTCGTGAATTGAAGTAGCCGAAGCCCTTGGCCTTTCGGGAGCAGATTGCACATTTCACGCTGCCTCCCGATGGGCATCGTTGGCAGCCACCACGAGGCGCTGAATCGACGACTTGTTGAACTGGAAGGACAGCAGCGCCGAGGCCTGATAGCGCGTCATGCCAAAGTCGGCGCGCAGCGCCTGCGGCAAATACTGCAATTGCTTCGCGGTCGGCGGTTCGTTCAGCCAGCGCCGGGTCTTGTGCGCGGAGTCGGCCGACTCGCGGTCGTTCAGCCAGTCATCAGCTTTGGCCATGCAAACCGTGCGATCGCCGACAGCCAACAAGCGCGGCTGCAGATCCTTGCCACCGCCTACGGCGTGCCAGCGCCCATTCAGGAAGAACACGCCACCCCAGGCGTTGAAGCCGGTCGCCATCAGTGCGTCGTCGCAGCCGAACAGGTCGCACCAGCGGAAGTTGGAGCGCTTGAGCAGATCGATCTCGGTCATCACGAAATCGGCCAGCGCATCACCTTCCTCGGTGGTCTCGTTCTCCCATACGAATCCGCACAGCGGACATTCGCGGCAGCCGAGCGGGACGGTGGCTTCACAGGACGGGCAGTCCTTGGCGGGCGCTTCGCCGTGATGCTGGTGTCCGTCGAGATTGACGTCCTGCTCCAATGAGCCGTGCATCAGCGTCGCGGTGCCGAAGTCCAGGACCACGCAATCAGTCTTGATGACGCCCGGATGCTCGACCGAATCAACGGTGCGCAGGCCGCGCCCAATCATCTGGGTCAGCGTCGACTTGTGCGAGCTCGGTCGCAGAAGAACAACGCAGGAGGTGGGCGTGAAGTCGTACCCTTCAGTCAGCACAGCCACATTGACCACGACCTGCGCGTTGCCGGATTCGTAGTCGGTCAGTCTTGCTTTTCGCTCTGCGTCTGAGAGTTCACCGTGCACGATCACGGCGGACACACCGACATTCTGAAATGCCTGGCGCACGCACTCGGCATGGGCAACGGTCGAGCAGAACACGATCGTCTTTCGGTCGCCGGCCTTCTCGCGCCAATGGCGGATCACGGCATCGGTGATGGGCGTCTTGTTGAGAATGGCCTCGACTTCCGTCATGTCGAAGTCGGTGGTCGTGCGCCGGACCCGCGTCAACTGTTCCTGCGCGCCGACGTCGATGACGAAGGTGCGGGGCGGCACGAGATGGCCGGAGGCGATCAACTCGCCGAGGGTGATTTGGTCCGCGATGTTGCTGAAGACCTCCCGCAGTCCCTTGCCGTCACTGCGGGCAGGCGTCGCCGTCACTCCGAAGATCTGGGCGCGCGGGTTCTTGTCCAGCACCCGATCGATCACGCGGCGGTACGACGCCGAGGCTGCGTGATGCGCTTCATCGATCACGAGCAGATCGAGGATCGGGATAGCCGCGAGATGGTTGTCGCGTGACAGCGTTTGCACCATCGCGAACGTGGCGCGCCCGGACCAAGATTTGTCCTTGGCATCGAACACGGACGTGCTGACGCCCGGATTCACCCGTGCAAACTTGGTCAGGTTCTGGCCGGTCAGTTCATCGCGATGGGCAAGGATGCAGGCTTTGGCATCCGGCTCAGCCAACAAGCTGCCGGCCACCGCCGACAGCATGATGGTTTTGCCGGACCCGGTGGGGCCAACAGACAGTGTGTTGCCGTGTTGGGCGAGAGCCGCCAAGGAGCGCTCGACCAACAGGGCTTGGCGGGGGCGAAGCATCATGGCGGCGTCCCCCTTACTGTGCCCAGCTCGGACGACCCGGCACGGAGGCACGGCCCGTGGCCTGGGCATAGGCATTCGAGCCGTTTGCGGGTGCAGGCGCCTGCGCCTTCGCCACTCCCTGCGAGCCACCCATGAGGGCGGCGTAGTCCTTGTGGTCCGGCGTGATGGCCGCCTTGATGACGCTCTTGTCCTGACCGTTCTGGTCCTTGTCCCAGTCGACTTTGCCGAGAAACTCGATGCCATCGAGATCGGCAAAACCGCTGATGCGGCGCGCGTTCTGCGCGGCAGGACTGTTATCGCCAGGATGAACGCCGCGCGCTGAGTTGAGGATCGCCTTCACGAAGGTGCGGCCCATGTTGGCCCACTCGGGGCCCTTCGGGCTGTGCAGGCCAATCAGCGACCACATCTTGCGACGAGCGAACTCACCCTCCACCACGACGAACTCGCAATTGAGGTACACCGAGCCGGTGTTGTCGTTGCGGGTTGCGTAGCCGCCGGTCCATCCCTGCGACGGATCATCAAAGCCACCCGGCTTGATGGTCATGCGGACGCGCACCAGCGAGCCTTTGGGGATCAGGTCGAAAGAGGTCTGTTCGGAAGCGGAATTGAAATCGAAGTAGGTCATGATCAGGACTCCTGAGTCGAAGTGGATTCGGGGATGGCAGCGGGCGCAGGGCGCGCGAAATCGAGCCGTTCGGTAGCGGGCCTGGCCGGGCCTGCGATCTTTTCCATGAGGCGGCCGAGGTGCGGCTCCTCGATCGGATCGAGCCGCCCGGAGCGGTCCTTGGCGGGGTAGCCCCATGCGTTCAGCGTGTGGCAGACGAACGCGCGGTAACTGGCACCGTCATCGGCCTTCAGCTCGGCCAGCGTGACGACCTCATCGACGATGCCGGGCAGCTCCAGTCCGGTTTTGGAGCCGTCGATCTGCAGGGAGAACACGCGGCGATTGAAGTCATCCAGCCGCTCGTCGAGGATGCCGACGAACCACACGTTCTTGCCGCGCGTGTGCTGCAGGTGGGTCAGCCAGGCGATCATTTCCTGGCCCATCAGCCCGTATGCACCCCGGCTGTCAGGTTTGCCGGTCTTCTCGGAGTAGGCCTGTGGTTGGCCCTTGGACCATTGCAGGCACAAGCGTCCGGCCACGGTGATGGAGTCGACGAACACGGTGTCGTACTTGTCCAGGACCGTCGGATCACCGAAGCGCGCACACACGGCATCGAAGTGGGCTTGGCTGAACGGCTGGTCGTCGCGCAGCGCCGGGTTCGGTCCACCGATGTACACCGCGAAGTCACGGCACTCCTGCCAAGTGCGCGGGCGGATCGTGTCGCCGGCCCAGCCCTCGACCGCGAGATCACCAGCCTCAAGATCAAAGAACAGCGTGGCAGTGGGTTTCAGCGTCCAGAGTTGCGAGGTTTTGCCGATGCCGCTCTTGCCGACGAGCACGCCTTTCACGCCACGGCGCTCGGCCAGGCGCTGGTCTGCAGTAATGATGGGGAGGCTCATTTGCCGGCCTCCTCGGTGCTGA